GGTTATTAACTGTTACTGATGGAGCAGTTCCAGATCCTTGATAAACAAGTGAAGTAATGGAACCATCATTAAATGGAACATAATCAGTTCCAATATAGTTCCAAGACATTGTATAGATTTTTCCAGTCTCTAAGGTGACTGATTTTGTAATCCAAGAAGCATCGGTTGGTGTTGGATTTCCGAGACCTGATGCCTGCTGTTGTTGAATAAGAAGATCCTTTATTGCTTGGTTTTGCTCTGGTGTTAGTCCTAGTGCTTCTGTTGCTTGGTTAAATGTTTGTTGACCATTTGGTTGTAATGCAGCACCAGCAGTTCCGTAAGGAGCAAACTCCCAAGTTGTTGGTGTTACTGCGGGTGCGTGATATGGGTTAGGAGAACCATCTTGTAATGTTGGGCTTCCTACTGCGGGGAAAGAACCAGCATTGAAGATAACTGGATTATCTACAACACTAACACCAGTTCCTCCTCCACTGATTGTGGCATCTAGTGTTCCTGTTTGAGTTCCAGTGTTCCATCCCGAAGTATTTCCCGACTCAAAATCTGTCCCAGATATAGTATCTGCGACTGCTGTTGGTGCTCCCATTAAAAGAGCAGACGCTACAGCAAGCGTCTTTTGAATATTGTTCATTTTTATGCAGTGAATAAGTGATTGATTAACAAAAACAGAATGTTTTTAGATTAATAAATGCACCAAGTCACTGCTAAGGTGACTTGTTAATAGAGTTACAAACTCAATTGACAAATCATAGGCATAAGTATTTATGAAAAAAGAGGGGTCACCCCCTCTTGCTAGTATTCTGAATAACGATGAACTTATCTTTTGGTAAGGTGCCTGCTATACAGACTTTAAGTTCATCATCTTTGTCCCATACCCCATCTTCTACAAGTTTCTGAAGGGCAAGACTCAATTGCCCAAGCATTCCAGCACTCACAGAACACCAGGAATGATTTGACCAGTGGTAATGTAAGTACCAACAGCAATTACAAAACCGAGCATAGCAAGACGACCATTCAGACGTTCTGCCTTTTCATTGTGAGTTTCATATACGTTGTTGTTCATAGCTTCGATAGTCTCCTGAGGAATGTACATTTGTGGTTCTTTGGCAAACATATTCTGTTGGCCAAATTCATTAGTAGTTGTGGTCATGTTAAGTTTTGTGACAGACCATACTATATAGGATTTGTTAAGGATTGTCAAGTGCCTCTTGTAAGACTTTGCTGACAAGATTTACAACTGGTTGGTCTCTATCGTATCCTGTGATACTACCACGACGAATGATTGCAGGTCCAACCAAAGGATTAGGTTCAATCAATTCATATTCGTAGTTGTGTTTTGAGGTGAGACCTTTACCAGTAGAGTTCCAAATACGAATTTCAGCAAGTTGTTTACCATTAATGGTCATGCCAAAAGGTTCAAGATCAACTTTTACACGAAGCATAATTAAGAGAAAGTAATAACGTCAGGGGAAGAACTACTACTTACAGTAGTTCCAAAGAAAGGATTGGAACGATAGAGATCATTACGATCATAGTCATACCAATATTGAGAGTGTGGAACATCATCGTTTCCACCTAATACACCAGAACCAGTAATTACAGTATTATCTTCTTTTAGATACTTTACCATTTCAGTTAGTGCATCAATAGCACGTTCTAGTTGATAGAGTGCTTTGTCATTCATCGTCATCATCTCCTTTAACATAACATGGAACTCGATCTGGATCTAACCAGCAAGTGTAATCATGATCCTCCATGGCAGTCATCAGTTGCATCTCATTATCACAAAGATACATATCCCGATAACGACCAGTATATGAATCTACTTTTTGAATACGACAATCAGGTTTATCATTAATTTCTAATGTACCAACCTGAACATATCGATATGGAAATCGATCAAGTAGAACTTTAATCTTTCGGTTTTGGTTTGTTGCAGTCATTGCAGTAGTAGGAGAACCCTGTACGAAAGTACTTTACTACCTGGTAGTGGTCCTTGTCAAGGGGTTTCTCCTGCTGACACTTGGAACACTGTCTAGTATCGTTGAGGGAGTTTTGATCCGAGGTATTCTTGATGCGATTTAAAAATTTGATCATAATACTTGTTTTTAAAATCTTCTGGCATTACATGAGAGATCATATTTGGATCAATTGCTTCTGGATCCAAACCATTAAACAGATCTAAGTATGCATTCAATTTAAGTAAAACTCTTTCTTTCATCATCTTAGATTCACTAAATCCTGTTTTGTGATCTAAGTCTTTACCTGATTCAAATTCCTCTACTAGAGTAATTAAAAATTTAATATCTTTTGGAAACAAAGAAGCAAATCTGGATTTTGCTTCCAACTCGGCAAAATTAACTTGTTCAAATTGTTGCTTGTCCATAATTTACTCCTTTGTTTGCACTTCCTTCACACGGACTGCCCAGCCTGGGATCGAACCAGGGACCAGTCGATTAACAGTCGAATGCTCTACCGCTGAGCTACTGGGCATTAAGTTTGTTGTGACTGTAACATAAACTCTACAGTATTAGCAATGTCATTCATTGCATCACGAAGATGGGGTTGTTGACCAGATTCTTGACGAACAATAGGTCTGTGATCATCAGTGAGAGACCATCTCCATTGTTTCATTTGTTCACAGTACCATAAATTAATTTTCATGTTTGAAATATTCCAATTTAATCCAGTTAATAAGTGCATTGAATTCTGCTCTCTTTTCTTCACTGAAATCTTTTCCTTTACTGAATAGATAGAAGTCAAGAGATTCAATGACATTTTGCCGATCTTTTTGTGAAATAAGTGACATTGTATGTATCCTCATGGAGGAAGCGGATGATCGGACTTGAACCGACGACGTTCTGCTTGGAAGGCAGACATTCTACCACTGAATTACATCCGCAGTGACCCCTCTGTTTGAGCATCGTTGATAGGCTTGAGGGGTGTTATTTACCTCTGTCTGGGAATCGAACCCAGTTTCCATGTGTGTTGTCCACCCGTCCTTACCAATAGACTACCAGAGGATTGGTGAGTCGGATATGATGATCCCGACTCGTTTGAAAGGATTGAACATTTCCATTTCCGTTCCTTTCAAGTGCCCGAGAGAGGACTTGAACCTCCACTCCTTACAGAACATGATCCTAAGTCATGCGTGGCTACCAATTACACCACTCGGGCATGTACAGAATATAGCACTGTATATTCTGATTGTCAAGAGACAGAAAACTGTTTTTCTGTTAGTTCAATATATGTATCTCTAATCTCTTCCCCGTATGTTTGGTTTGCATCCTTTCTTCCCTTACAACTTCCTATTCCACAGAAACCACAATTCTTTCCAGTAACAAGATAATTACTAACAATATTTTTGTATGTTTCTTGTGGAGATGAATCAAAGAGATGTACTACATTTTCACCAGAAAAAGTAAGAAGGTATAGTGTATTGAATACAAACCAAGTATCATCTAGATGTTGAAGATTATTAACCTTACAGAATTTTAAATACTCATTAAAATCTTTCTTTGCCAAACTATGTAATACAGAGTAAACACTACCGATTTTATTTTGAATATCCTTTGAGTGAAAGATATCAGCAACATCTGTAACTAAAGAGTCTGAAGAAATATCAGATATTGAATTTTTATCCCATGGAAAGTTCCAATTGTTAGTGATCATATAATCAATTAGAGATCTCAGTTTTTTAGGATCTGGGTTATCTAAGTAATTAAGTCTACCACCAGGATAGTTTACCTTCAAATAATACTGCTGATTCTCTTCATCGATAGTTTCATAACCTAGAACTTCAATAGCACTAAGTTCAAAACCATTTTCGTCGTATAAGTTTTCTAGAATATTCAATTCTTTAATTCCACAGGCACCGATCCAATCAGTGAAATGATTTTGGTGCCTTTCTTGGAAGATGCCAAATTTGTGTTGATAGCATTTCTTACTGACAATATTGCCAAGATAAAAAATATCAGATACATCCACAAGTTCATATTCATCCGTCATTAGATCAGAAGGAAGTAAATGAACTTTGTATGGAACTCCTACTCCTTTGTAGTAAAAGTCTTTACCCTTACAAACTCTACCATTAACGTATTCAATATCTTCAGGAATAAAAACTGAATTTATTTGAATACCTTTATTATTGTAGATGGGAATATCTGTCATAATCTATCAAACACAAATGGCATTCCTACTCGACCAAATACTATATTACCATCTTTATCATACCCTACATCTTCGGAAATGTATACAGAGTCATTAAACTTTGCCACACTTTCGATTTTTACACCCTTTACAATACATTCACCACAGGGGGATGCAACCCAAAAAGTTCCATCCCAGGTGAATTTAAATTTACAAGTGGGTTGCCAATCCATATCATAGGATTGAAATTCAACTTCATTAGATGATATTGTTTCATATGTATGGTACTCTTTTTTATATGGTTCCCCATCAGGGAACATATACTCGTACCAATTTTCCGATTGCAGTTTATTGCCTTCAATCTGCTTATAGATGACACGAATCATGGCATAATAAGCAGGGTTAGAAAATGCTTGTTTTTGATTCAAGTATTGTCCAACGATATTGAAGTTCATAAACAGGTCACCATGCACGCCACCAATTCTTTGATTGGAAATTGGAAACCAAGCGGAGAAAGAATTCCCCATCCGCACCACTTGCTTTTAGGAAGCAAGAAACCCGAGGGGTCGTAAAACCCATCCCGACCAGGGCACATTTAACGTCTGTCCGAGACGGGCATAATTAGGGATTTGACTCCACCAGGGCACACTTATAGTCTGTCCGAGACTACGGGATAGGCAGGACTCGAACCTGCGACCGACTGCTTAGAAGGCAGTTGCTCTATCCAACTGAGCTACTATCCCATTTGCATCTCTCGGATACGATCAGCAACGATCTTAGCATCACTGATCTTACCTTCCGAGATTAGTTCATGGAGGTGATCGACGAGTGCATCAATTGATTTTTGATGAATTTCAAGATCAAAAAAGCAGTCTTGAATTTCTCGTTCAGTCATCGTCGTTTCCTCCGTTGCTTACCTTGTAAGTATATAGCATCCAGGGGGGTGGTGTCAAGGGGTTGGATTGAAGTAATCCTTCCTCATGTACCTGCCGAGGATGTTGGAATTATAGTAGGCAGGGGTCCCATCTGTCAAGGCTTCTGTCAGAACATTATTTAAGAAGAGTTGTTTTGTTTCTTCAAAGTTACATTGTCCTTTTGTTTTATGGAGGCTAAGTATTCTTCTGTCGCAGGATGTTTTTCCCCAAACGTTAATGTCTGCTTTAAGTTCTGGACAGGATCCATAATACTTTTTCCAGTCAGACTCTGATTTAACCTTTCTAGATTTTCCTTTCGGTGTCTTGAAACTCCAGAAATATTTTCTACCAATGTAAGACCTACCAGTTGAACGGCAGTGTATATGATAAACAAAACCAAAATAATCTTGAATGTGATCCGATTCAAAAACTTCTGAATTATACATCCAAGGATTTTCATAACTACCCATTAAGAATACCTCCGTCATGGAGGTATTTAGTTAACAACTTTTACATAACTTTGGTCTTTGTGGACATTTCTCTACATGAGAGTTGTATATTTTAACAGAGTATATACTTACTTGTCCTTGTGGAGTACAACCGAATAATCCACCACAATAAGGACATGTGAACTTTGACTTATCTACCATCTCTATAACTCCTTAGTATGTCTCTCAACCCTCCACATGGTTGATTCTACAGATAAAAAAAGGGGTTGTCAAGTGGTCTTTGTCACCTGACAACCTGCGCCGACGATATACTATTATTTATCTTTATTCTGTTCTTTGATAAACTTTTCCATATCTCTCTTCATCTTCCATCTAGAAATCTCCAAACCAATCCGCATCTTATTCCCCCAGAAGAAACGGATAATATTAATCCGAATCAACTGGAGAACTAAGTGTATGAATTTAATTACATTGGAATCCATGATACAAATGTATGCAAAGATTCCAAATACTAATAACCACAAGTAATAACTAGGTTCTGCCATAAGAATCAGTCAAAGATTCTGCCCCAGCCGTCGTTGCCACCAGGACACCAACGTGCTTTGAGCATTGCTCTGCTGTATACAGCACCTTTACCGTTAGTTACAGGACCAGTATAACCATCGTTGCATGAACCATAGGGATCATTCACGACATATCCATCACCCTTCTTACCGATAACTACACACATGTGTCCACCAGTAGGAGCACTAAGAGAACCACGGTGGAGAATACCAATAACCACGGGCTTACCAGCAGCAAGGGACTTATCCAGATCAGCAAAAGAAAGATTGTATGAGAAATGGGACTTGATACCATACGACGCAAGAACCTTCGTCTGAACCGAATGGTCAGTAGTATCACCAATCGCAAATACCTTCGTGACATACGCATCATCACCCTTAGCACCCTTGAGAGTACCTGGCTTGAGGAACTCAAGGCACATTGCACATGAGGATGAGTTGCATGTTCTATGGGCATCACGATAGTTATCCACCTGGTTAAAGTATGGTACTGCTAGGATAGGTGGGATGGGTGGCTTGCTACGGTACTTCTCGATCCATGCAGCATCCTGAGCACCACCTGCACCGTCGTCTACGAGGCAGTCGGGGTCCGTCTGACGCATTGCTTCCTCTAGCAGACTGACCCCCTCCACGTGCCCTGCATTGCGTTCTGAGAAGAACTCAAAGAACTTGTGGAGATCCACAGGACCACCTGCAGCATTGCCTCCACGATAAGCAACCACCCATGGGGAATCTTGCTTGAGGTGCTCAGGAATCGATGCTTCTAATAGACCAACTGCAGCAACATGGTTGGCATTATTTTCATCATAAAACTTAAAGAAATTAAGTAGTACTTTAGACATTTTAAACTCCTTTTGTGGTGTTACGTTTGTTGAGTTTGCTAAACCTTTCTTCCACAATTCACCCTCAGCAGTTCTGCGTCGAGCCAATCCTGCCTCAACATTCGTGCCTGGATTTCTATACTTATAAAGAGCAGCAGGTACATCCTTCCAGTTTGCTTTGGACGAAAGTGCAGTAGTGATAGAATTGAAATTACTTCTATCACCATAAAATCCTGCACCTAAGTTATAAGCAAAACTTAGGATAGCACCTTGCTGCTCTGGTGTCATTTCACTCCAGTGTGGAATTTTCTTTAGTGCTGGAATGAATTGAGTTTCACATTGTGAGATGAGTAAATCATCTGCTTCTTGTTGGGTGATTGTATCACCCAATTTAAATGGAGATCCATCTTTCTTACGGGTAGTTCCCCAACCAATTGTGATTGGCAACCCACCAGAAAGAGGATCTGGATATGCTTTTAAATGACATCCTTCAAATTGTTTAATGATGGATAGTCCTGGTGCGGGTACAGTCATAGTTTAAATCCTGCAAATGTATCAGTTTTTACGTCTTGTTTAATCCCACCAATAACATAAGATTCGATCTCAGTTTCTTGAGGAGCATTCTGCATCATCTTAGAATTCAACCAATGCTCGGTCCATGGAAGAGGATTATTATTTTGAGGTACATCATAAATTGGTTTTAATCCAATTGCCTTCATACGACGGTTGGCAACCCATTCAACATATTGACCAAGTAGTTTATCATTCAGACCAATCATAGATCCGTCTTTGAATAGATATTCTGCCCATGCTTTTTCTTCATCTACAGTTTCTCTAAACATTTGATAAACGTTTTCTTGCTCTTCTTGAGCAATTTGGTGCATGTCTGGGTCATCCCCGTTATTCCAGTTCTTGATAATATTTTGTGTGATGACAAGATGCTGGCTTTCGTCTCTTGCGATGAGAGAGATAATTTTAGCTGATCCTTCCATGAGTTTGAGTTCACCAAACGCAAAGCTGCAAGCAAACGAAACATAGAACCTAATCCCCTCTAAGATGTTAACATTCATGATTGCACGATAGAGTTTCCTCTTCAATTCGTACAAAGTTTCTTTAGCAGCAGGAACACCTTCTAATTGATGTTGCCACTGATTTCCAGAAGAGTAATCTTGTGCAGCACGAATGAATTCATCATATGCTTTCGTTACACTTTTTGCTCTTCTCAAAATATTTTCATCATCTAAAATTTTATCAAACACCTCACTAGGATCAGAGTAAACATTTTTGATGATGTATGTGTAAGAACGTGAGTGAATCATTTCCATGAATCCCCACACTTCCATACATGCTTCCAGTTCAGGAAGAGAGCAATATGGAATAAATGCAATTCCTGGACCACGACCCTGAACAGAATCAAGCAGAATCTGATACTTCAAATTAGAAGTAAAGATATGCTTTTGTTCAGAACGTAGTTGTTGATAATCAGCACGATCCTTTTGGAGGGAGACCTCCTGGGGTCTCCAGAAATATGCAGTTTGTGTCTCCGTAAGTTTATCAAATACAGGATATTTAAATCCATCATAACGTTGAACTCCCAAGGGAGCACCAAAGAACATGGGTTGTTTCTTAGTCTCAACCTTTTCAGTATTGAAAACTGTCATACCTTCTACCATTGATTTCTCCCTTAAACTTTACATGAATCACAATCTTCTTCACCTGCCAAACTCAAATCATCAAGCAATGCTTTTAGTTTCTCTTCATTGGTGTCAGAATCAGCATCCTTCTTAGCATCATATGTATTTTGATAGTAAGAGGTTTTCCAACCGTACTTATATGTATTCAGAAAATCTTGTGCCATTACCGAAGTAGGAACTTCATTATCGGCATAATTCTCTGGATTATACGACCAGTTTCCAGAAATCGCTTGATCGAAGAACTTTTGCATAACAGCAACAATGTTAATGTAGCCAGTATTGCTAGGCATATCCCAGAGTAACGTATAATTGTTCTTAAGAGTTTGATACTGGGGGACAATCTGCTTGAGAGGTCCCTTCTTCGATTTCTTAACGGACAGATACCCTCTAGGAGGTTCGATTCCGTTTGTTGCATTTGACACAACGGAACTGCTCTCCGATGGCATTTGTGCGGACAGTGTTGAGTTCCTGAGACCGTGAGCCAGGATGGATGCTCTAAGTGTTTCCCAATCATATTTCAACTCGTTAGGTACGATTTCGTCTACATCTTTTTTGTAGGTGTCGATTGGAAGAATACCATCAGAATACTTTGTGCGATCAAAGTAACCACAAGCACCCTTCTCTTTAGCAAGTTCATTGGATGATTTTAGTAGATAATACTGAAATGCTTCAGTAAGATCATGAACTAGTTTCCATGCTTGAGGATCATCATAGTGCTCACCATGACGAGCAAGATAGTGTGCAAGACCAATATATCCAATACCAAGAGAACGACGATTCTTTGTAGAATTTTCTGCTGCAATTACAGGATACTCTTGATAATCAATCAGTGCATCTAGACCACGAACAGAGAGATCACAAAGATCTTCTAGTTCATCAAGGTTCTTAAGTTTACCAACGTTAACAGCAGAGAGAATACACAGGGCAATCTCACCTTCTGGGTCATCGATATGCTGGAGGGGTTTGGTGGGAAGAGTAATCTCTTGGCAGAGGTTGCTCATCCAAACTTTATCCTTGAAAGAAGAATGCTCATTACAGTGGTCGATGTTCATGATATAGATGCGACCAGTCTCGGCACGTTCTTTCAGGAGGTCCAGAATGAGTTCTTGAGCATTGATAGTCTTTCTTGGAATAGACTGATCTCGTTCGTAAACCAGATATAGTTCGTCAAATCCAGCAAGACCAAAAGCATCAGACAGACCTGGAACGTCATGAGGGGAGAAGAGTGAGATGTCTTCGTTACGGATGAATCGTTCATAGAAGAGTTTGCTGATCTGGATACTGTAGTCTAACTTACGAACACGGTTGTCCTCGGTTCCTTTATTATTTTTTAGTACTAGGATGTCTTCGATCTCTTGGTGCCAGATTGGGAAGTGGACAGTTGCTGATCCACCACGGATGCCATTTTGAGTGCAGCATCTGACAGTTGCTTCAAACTTTTTGAGGAATGGAATAACACCTGTGTGAGTAACTTCTCCCCCTCGGATCTTACTGTTGATACCACGGATTCGACCTGCGTTGATACCGATTCCTGCCCTTTGTGCAACATAACGACCAATAGCCATGTCACTAGTAAAGATGCTATCGAGGGTGTCATCACTATCAACAAGAACACAAGACGCAAATTGTCGAAGTGGTGTCCTAACTCCTGCGAGGATGGGAGTGGGCACGTTGATCTTGTGCTTGCTGATTGCGTCATAGTACTTCTTCACATATGTGAGACGTGTCTCTTTAGGATATTCGGCAAAGATAGTTGCTGAAACAAGCATATATGCATACTGAGGAGTCTCATAAATTTTTGAATTGCTTCTATCCTGCACAAGATATTTATCTACAACCTGACGCAATCCTGCATATGTGAACAAAAAGTCACGATCATGATCAATAAAAGTATTGATCTTATCCCACTCATCCATAGAATATTTACCAAGGAGTTCTGAGTCATAGATACCCAACGAGACTCCACCAGTAAGATGATCATGAACATCTGGGAATGCTACTTTCCAATTAGCTCCAAAGACTTGCTTATATAGACCGAACAGGAGAAGACGAGCAGCAACAAACTGATAGTTTGGATGGTCAAGAGAAATAAGATCACTTGCTGATCTGACCAAAATTTCTTGAATTTCTGCCGTAGTGATTCCATCGTAAAATTGAATACCAGATTGCATTTCTACTTGTGAAGCAGAAACCCCAGAGAGATCTGCACAAGCATGTTCTACCATAATATGAATCTTATCCAGATTCAGACCCTCTAGTTGACCGTTTCTTTTTTTAACTTTTGTACCGTTGCTCATACCTTTTTCCATTCTGCGAGTTTTATTTGTGCTTCTAGACCTTGAAAGGTGTTTGATTCTATCACGTTTTGAACATCATGTCCAGATAGAACCATCTCATTAATATCCTTCTCTTTAATAGTTTTTGGCCAAATAACTATAGGATATTGTCTAGCAATAATAGTCTCCATACGTTTTACAATTTGTGGATTCCTTGGTTCATTGTCATATACAAATACAAAATCTGTATACTCGTTAGCAAGAACAAACATCCAATCCACATCTGCACCAACCATTGCAATTGCATTATCTAGAAATAGACTATCAATTGGTCCTTCTGTTACATAAACAGGTTCATCATAATTAACACCATCAAGATTAAAAATTTTTGGTTGGTCACTATCCAAAATAGTTGTAATATATCTCAGTGGATTTCTAGGGTTCATTGCACGTGCTTGAAACCCAAACCAAACACCATTTGATATTAGTGGAATCACAATCCTAGAATGATCAGGATCTACTACTTTGAAAGTATCTTTTTGTGTATTTACCCAAGTCTTATATTTTTCTGCATAGTACAACTCAGAGAATTTCTCTTGAGGTATCTTTCGTGACAGTAAATATTGAACTGCTGGGTGTCCATTATTTAGTTTGTCTATAGGAATGATTCCTTCTTCTTTGTGTTGAAACTTTGGTTTTTCAAATGTAAATTTCGGTTCTGGTCGATAGGTTCCCTTACCAACCGAAGTTTCTTTATAACTTTCTAAGATGTATTGAGAATGCAAATCTGCAGCATGTTCCTTTAAGAAATTAGAAAGTGTTCTACCTACACCACAGTTATGGCATTTATATACGTAGTCACCTTTTCGTTCATAAAAATATCCTCGTGCCTTAGTCCTGTGCTTTTGTGAGTCACCACAATAAGGGCATCGAAGATTATAGAGATTCTCTTTTTTCTTTGCGAATTTTTCAAAACGAGGTTGAAGTAACGAAACGTACTTCGCATCAACAAAATTCATCTGGTATGTGTGATATTTCCTCCACTCACATTAGCACCAGACTTGCCGACTGTCAAGAGGTTGCCGAAAAATGATGCTGATCCCATGACAATAATTGCGGTGGTGGCAACTCCCATAGTCACCCAACGAAACTTTGAAAGTTCTTCTACTTTTCTTTCTAGTTTCTCTAGTTTATTATTGATTGCTTTAATAAGTTCCAATATTGCTGCGTCTGCTTTATCTACTTGTTCTAATCTATTTTCATGTCGTTCAAGAATAAGGGCAACTTGCTGATTACCCTCACTAATTCTATCAACGGCACGTTCTAGTTTATCCAACATCTCCTTAGAGAGATCTTCATATATTTGAAATTTTGCTTCTAAGACATCTAAATCTCTTCCTAGTCCAAATGGCATCATCCCCTCCTCATTTTTTCTAGTTCTTTATTGAGTCTTTTTTGGATAGTCTTACGAAGTCTCAAACGTTTTCCTGGTTCTACGGAAGGGGGCAAAGATACTTCAGCACCTTGATTAGGACCAATAGAATTAGTTGGGGGATTAGATTGACCTTCCATAGTTATACCGAAGTTAGTTCGTTGTAAATGTCCATATCAATATCAACATTATGTAGTGATCCATCATTATATTCTGGATACCTATCAAGAAAAACCAGGAACGTCTTTAGTGACGACCAATATTCACGTTCCAATTTATACATCATTAATGGAATTGTAGCATCACCAAAGACGTTAAAAAGAATAATAATATGATTTAAGATTAGATGAGTTCTTAGTTCACCACCCTTCAAATATTTTCTAAGTAATCTTTTAAGATACTTGAATCTCTTCATATCTTCATCAAAATCCTCTTTCGTAACCGATTGAGGATTTTCATAATGTTTAATGGCAAACATTAAGTAATTATCGGCATTTAACTCATCAAATCTCATAACATACTTCTAATTATCAGGTTCCAAATGTTAGAGTTGCAGCACCGTTAGAAATTACTTCTTCAGTACCACCAGCAGATGTAATCTTCACTCTAAATTTGAATCCGTTTACTGCTGAAGTTGCACCTGTTAGAGTTAGAGTTGCGGTAGTAACTCCACTATAAATACCACTGTTGCTAACGTTTGCCCAGGTAGTTCCTGTTGCTGTTTGACGTTGCCACTGATATGCAAGAGTGCCAGGTGTTCCAGTTGTGCTGGTTGTAACGGTGAATGTTGCAGCACCAGAAACTGTGGTTGCATTAGCAGGTTGACCAGTGATGGTTACTGCAGATGCAACGTCTGCTGCAATGGTGTCATCTGCAAGTGATTCATCTGCATTTGCTTCACCATCAGTGAATGATACAAGATGCTCTGCTTTGTGACGAGTAACACCTTCAGCATCAGTAAATGTACTGTATGCCCACCATCCAGGAGCAGTGATGCCACGACTCTTATTTTCTGCTAGAGATGCTTCAGTGTCATCAACATAAACAACAGTTTTACTCACAGAACCATAACCATTTCCTAAAGAAGCAGCTGCTTTATTCTGGTTTCCAGTTGTATCTGTTTTTCCGTAAAGAGACATTGTATTCTCCAGTAAACTTTTATATTCTGTATTTATTTATGTAATACCCGTTTTAGAAATATCTGTATAAAATCCAATATTCCATTTGCTTTGGTTCTATCTGTTTTTGATAACCATTCAGATAAAGAAAGGAGTAACCCCAAAAAGATGGTTACTCCCCAATTTGTTACGATACACGTAATCATAGTTTAATGCCGAGTTTTGCAGCTGCGTCTGATACTTGACCAGTAACTTGATCTTTGAACATTGCTGCTCTAACAGTAGTTAGAATCATATCATCAATGCTGTTATCAGTTGTCTTTACATACTTTTCTAGAAGATCTAGAACTAGTTTTTTGACTGCAGGACTGGTTGCGATTTGCATAAGAAGTGGTTTTACCACTGCGACTACTGCTCCCATAATGACCTCCTTAACTTTGTTTTAATGTATGGGTCTCCCCTTTTATTTAGTCAAAACGAGATGTATGCTTTGCCATTGATTCTGCTTCTTTTCTTTCCTTAGAAGTAAATCCGTGTTTAATCTTTCTCTGATTAGACGCATTAATTCTTCTATTCTGAGTCTCAGATGGAGTTTCTTTCCTACCTCTTTCCTTTGGTTGCTGTCTAGAACCAGGGAAGTTCTTAGCATGTTCTCTACCTTCTTTCGATCTAGAGATGTCTAGTTTAGTTCCAGTCTTCTTCTCATGCTTATCGAGAACTGATTGTCTCTTTGCTTTTGCTGCTAGAGATGCTCTTGCTTTTTCAGCACGTTCAGCACGACGAGAATCTCCACGATCAACACCTTCCTTATCCATTCTACGTGCTTCCATAAAGTTCGAGAATGAAAGTGCTTCTCCCATTGCTTTTTGCTTACGGAGTTTCTTAGGATTCTTCGTCTTGTCTGCAGAGTAGTTATTATCATCCTCATTATCAGGATCTACAGCACTACGATGTCTCGTGCGTCTTTCATGATCCTGCATGTTTTCACGACTTCTCTTTGCTTCATCGGGAGAATAGGTTCTACCACTGTTATACCATTCTTTACCAACATGACCTCTCTTCTTAGCATCAGCAGAAGCTTCCTGACGCTTGAGTTTTCTGCGGTTTGCTTTGAAATCTTTCATGGTCATGCCTTCTTCGATTTCAAACTCTTCCTTATTATATGCTTTCCAAGCAGTAGCAAAAGCAATACCTTTCTCTTTATCGGTTAAACCATCCTTGGAATATCCTTTCTTAATATGCTTAACCATACGTTCATACTTAGCACCAGGGGGTGCTGCTTCTTGCATCTCACGTTCTTTACGTTTTGCAGCAGTCTTAGCAAGTAGTCTTGCCTTTGCTGCATCACGTTCTGACTGAGGAATAGCAGTTACAGCACCAAGTTTTTCTGCTGGTTTACCAGGAACATATGATTCACCACGTGCTCTACGTTTTGCATACTCCATGTAAGATTCACCTGGACGTAACTTCTTAGGATCTTCTTTTGGTTTAGAAGCAGCAGCACGATCTTCACGAGCTCTTTGGTTTGCACCTGGGCCACCTAGTTTACGGTCCTTCTCAGGATCTGGATCCCAAAAATCTCCACGTTCAGATAGAGTAGAAACTTTCTCAGAAATAAGAGAAGAAAGTTTAGAATTCAGAGATTCAGTATTCACTGGAAGTTTACCCTGCTGCTTTAATTGCATCTTTTGCTTTTCAAGTTGTTGTTTTTTTAACTGCATTTGCTTTTGAAGTTGCAGTTGCTTTTGTGCTTGTTGATCAGCAGCTTCCATTATTCTTACCTCCTTTTTTGCTACCCTTCCATGCTTCACCCATTACCTCTCTCCAAGAATAAGTGCGAACTTCCATTCCACCTTCCTCTAGAGAATCCCCAATCATTTCAATATTTTCTTTAGCAAACTCACCCATTGCTTTTTGCTTACGGAGTTTCTTAGGATTCTTGGTTACTCCACCAGGACCCTCTGAAGGATAATCATGATCCTGACGAGTTCCTACACCGTGAGCAGAACCTGCTCTTGCTCTTTCTCTATCATCGGCAGTTAGACCCTTACGAGGAGAAGCATAAGCATCCTTTCTATTAGCAGGATTTGTTCTCCTTTGCATTGCTTTGAGGAATGGTTTTCTCTTTGCAGTCATCTTGGTTTTTGATGCTGCAGCATATGCCTTTGGAGTTTCACCATAAGAACCTTCTGCTTCATAGATATCAAGCATCTCATCCCAAGTGTATTCAGAAAGGTCATATCCTTCTTCAACCAAAGCATTCACCCAAAGTTCAAAATCTTCTCTATTAAATTGCTTCTTCTCAGCAGGAGTTAGAGCACCTCTCTGCGCTCCTCTTGCTGCTTGCTTTGCTTTTACCTTAGGATCATCAGACTTGTGAGCATATCCATGAAGACCAGGAGATGATGAAGTAGTATTACGGAAATCACCTCTTTGCTTTCTAGCAAGATCTTGTCTTTGCTTTGCTTTCTTAGCATCACCGAAAGTTGATTTATCTGCAAGTTTAGTTGCTCTATCTGCTGCAGCACCACCACCAGTTGACTTAGCGATCTTTTGACGAATTGGTGCTTCATCATAACCACGTTTTGCCATAGCAGTTGCTTCAATTACAACTGTGTATAGTTCATCAATTTCTTCCTCATTCAAATCATTCATGAGTGAGAAAAATTCATCTTCTGTTTCAATAATTCCTTCTTCTTGTAACCAGTTAGCAACTAGTTCAACATCCTCATAAAACTGCTCTTCTAGAGTTTCTTCAGAAATAATTGAATACCCGTTCTCTTCAAAAACAACTTCCATGCCTTCTTCAATCGCAGCAAGAACTTCATGTACTGCTTCATCATCGTATCCCTCAGAGATTAGTTCATTTACTAAATCTTCATACTCTTCCTTAGGAACACAATTAGGAACTTCACGACCACCCTTCTTCTTCATACCAACCATCTGGTATCCTTTCCAGCATGGATCTTTATCCTCGGTTAGATCTGTGTCAATTTCAGTTTCTTCCTTTTTAACCTTAACATCTTGACCTGGTTCATACCACTTACCATCACCATCACTATCTTGCCAACGTAGTGGTTTCTTTTTCTTATCCTCTTTCTTTGCTTCCTTCATTAGGTCGGATGCCTTTGGATTAATTACAACTACAGTCTTTCCAGAACCAGACTTTTTCTTTGCTCCGTTAGGTGCTTCAGACGCACTCATATCCTCTTCTTCAATAGTATCAAGGACATTAAGTTCGATGGTTTCTGTTTTAGTGGTTCCAAGACCTTCACCTTTCTTAACAGATCTCTTACCCATTTTATCAACAACTACATAATCACCGTTAGATCTTTTGTTAATAACAAGAACCTGTTGACCATTAACATCCATCACTCTACCGATGTTACGATCTTTTGCTCGGTTCTTAAGGATATTTGCTCGATCAACTGGGAATCCACCAACACCTTCAGTTAGAGGTTCTGCATAATCAGATGCGTTTGAAAACACATCCCAAAATTCTCTTGCACCTTCTCTGAGATGCTTAGTTGTTAGATGTTGATCAACAAGTGAAAACATCTCATCTTCAGACTTTGATTCTGACAAAGCAAGTTCTAAAGTTCTTTGGATCTTTGCCACTTCTTCTGGTAAGTAGTCAATCATACGACTACTTAATTCTAGCATCATCGACATGTAATTACTCCTAGAAGTTATCCTTTCTGATATTATTTATGCTTAACGTTTTCTTTGTGGTAGTCCAACTATCTTGGCACCATTCAATTTTGATTTTGCTTTGACCAATGCTTCTCTTTGAGTTTTAGCATTAACCTTTTCATAATAATATTTTCCTGGACCAATTTTATCCAGAGTATATTTAACTGACCAGATTGCTGAGTTAGTTCCATCAGCAATGTGATCTGAGAACTTTTTAACTGGTTGTCCAGGAGTTAACTTCTGTACAGCAATTCGATATGCATCAGTTCCAATCTCCCATTGTGTTTTAGGATCTGCACCTTCATTTAAGGAAGTTAACCATCCACGATATGTGTTATCATTTTCATCCACATAGATCACATAGTTTGTACCACGATGAATGACTTTGCCACAAATTCCAGTATCTAAATGTTCCACAATAGAACCAATCTTAAAAATATTACCCGAAAGATAATTTTCACGCAATCCTTCTTTATCGAGTTTAGGAGCAATTTCCCACAATTCAAACTGTTCAGGTAACTTTAATTTCTTCTTCTTTTTAACTTGTTTTATTTTCTGAATAAGTTTACCCTTCAATCCTTTAATTAAAATAGGATTTACTTCAATATCTGGTTTGAATGAGAAGGTTAGTTCTTCAGAAAGTTTCTTTTCTTTTTGCTTTTTTTGTACTTCCTTTTTCTTTTTCTCAGCTTCCTTCATTCTTTCTTGAACTTTACTCATAAGTTCTTGAGAGATCTTTGGATCAACATGTGCAGGAACACCAGCATGAAATTGCCCATGATCATTTGATTGAGCATGTTTCCTCATCTTAGATGCTGACATTCCTTCTACACCACCATCCTCATGATCGTGTCTCTCACCTGCAGATGACACTTTGATCTTTCCAAAGTTATACATATCAGACCCATTATACTTATTTGCTAGGTGCTCAAATTCTTTTACCCTATCTGCACCGACAACAATATGAACATTCTTGTATCCTTCTTTATGAGCACTTGCTAGAATATCGAAAACATTCTTTGCATGACCATGGATATTGTCAGCATGATCTGGAAAGAAATGTCTCATATACTTCATCTTCTCTTCTGGATGAAGAGGATTCTTCTTTGGATCTTGAGACTGACTCGCATAGATTCTATAGTCTCCACCTTTAGATTTCTTATGGACAGAATTCACTAGTTTCTCATGTCCAATATGAGGTGGATTGAATCTACCAAATGTAAAAGTCAGAGTGTCATCTTTAGTCTTCGGATTATTATCATGCTTATCCGTATTATTCTTTGGTGTTGATGCCTCTGCTAAAAAGTCTTTAAAGTTCTTCATTTAACTAATTTCTTCTTCGCAATGTACTCTAATCCAGATTGTTTCATCTTTCTATATTTATCTTTGAGTGCTTTAGTCTTTGATGTTGCAATCTTAGTGTCCATAACGATTGAATAATATGCCATAGCAACTTTGGCATCTTTATTTTTAATAAAGATCTCCATTGCTTTATCTAGGTCTTCGTTTTGGTTCATTCTAGTTTGATGTAAGGTGCAGAGTAAGTGGTGCTTGAACTTGCATACAAATAAATGTCTTCCATAACAGCATCTGCTTTTTGCTTATTCAAACCTTTCATAGTTTCAGCTAATTTCAATGAAAGATATTTTGAATATCTCCACTTTGGAGTTTGTGATGCTATGTAAGTGGTTAGATCTTCATTTGTTTTAATGACTCCTAATTTTTTAAACAACTTGTTCATGGTGTCCCAATGGGTCTTCCCACCGTTCACTGCCAGTCTAGCAGACTCGTTGCTGCTTGGCAACTCGGTGACCCCATGCCGTTTCAAAATGTAATTAAGTGGACCTAGTGAAATTTTCCCCTGGTTCGCAGAGGCACCTTTCATCTCACCCTGCCAACCACTGAGACTCACATCTCCACCAAAACTTCTAAATTGTATTCTACCTTTTGTGAAATTCAAATATACATCCATAGCATCTGCATTAATACTATAGTCACTGTATACAATGTCAGATGGTCTAGCATTTGTTGGAAAATTCTTTTCCGACATAGTAGCAGTAGACCTAGTAATCTTTTTAAGTGAAACTCCTATCAGTTTCTTTGCTTGGAGTTGCTTCCACATTGCATCATTTAGTCCTCTCAATGTTGTTTCTTTTTTGATTTCATTGATATCAAAATCATCAGCAACCATATAAATGTCAGCAGGACTCCACTTGTTTAAATTACCAAATGCACCTTCGGCACGAATAATTGACCATGCATGTTTTTCAATAGCATTAACTGTTTTACTACCTCTATGAAATGTATAGTTTCCAGTTCCATGATAAACTTCCCACAATTTTGTTGCCCCTGTTGTACAGGATTTCACCCAATCATCTTTTAAATTATTGACCATATTCTCAAATGTCTCATCGGTATCACAATGAGCACGTGCTGCTTTTAAATTCTCTACATTAATATCCCCAGCATCTAATTTTCCATTAACAACATGAAATGCTAAGGCACAATATAGTGCTTGAGCAGACTCTGATAATTTTGTTTCTGCAGCACCTGCTCCAGATCCTCCACCCTTAGCACTCTTAAAATAGATGTACTCTTTAGTTCCTGCTTTCAATGTAAAAATAATAGCAGCAAAACTAGACTTACTAGTTTTCTCATTTTCATAAGGAACATTAAGTGATTTTAGTTTCTTCTGAATATCTTCAGATGCTTTCATTCTATCATCAGTTACTACCTTCAACCATGTTGACTTACTATTTGCAGTATCCACAGAAACTTGATAATCAGATAGAACCTGATTTATTGCCAATAGAATCTCAGAATCCGTTGCCATAAAAGAAACCCCTCTCCACTTATATTTAGGAGAGGGGTTCTATTTATTCCCAAATATCGTTGTCTAGTGGACTATGGGATTTCCGTTGTGTCTTCCTAAGTCGTTTGAGATCTTTCATCATGTCTTTGATTTGCTGATATGCATCCTCTGCAGATAGTTTACCAGCAACTTCAAATCCAACAATCATATCAACCTTATCACCGAAACGGGCAAGTGCCCGTTCAAACTCAGTAAGATTTTCGTATACCATTATCGATCACCTGCTTGACGATTCTCAGACTTATCAACATCAAAACCACCAGAAGGATACCTGCGAGCAAGTTTCATAGTGTTTTTCCAGATAACATCATCCATCCCAACATTAAGTGCCATACATGCCTGAGCAACATACCACATAATATCACCCAGTTCGATGATCAAGTGTTCACGGTTGTCTTCACTAAAAGGTTTACCTTGGAAATTAATCTTCTTAACAATCTCCATAAACTCTCCACCTTCTGCACAAATACCAATAGCAGCAGTGGTAAGACGACTAATATCACAACCAGATTCTTTGATTTCATGAATTCGTTTTACCCATGCCTCAGTGTCTTTAGTAGCAGCACTGGTCATACCATCAACAAATTCAAAGTATCGTGGGAAGTCAACTTCCAAACGCATATTCTCTTTACGAGAATTCTTCATTTTTTCAACTGCTTCTTTTGCTTCATCTACACTATAATGAGCATTAGTTTCAGCATCTTCTGCTACTGCTTTTACCTTCTCTTCGTATTGCTTACGAAAATCATCAAAGTTAAAAGCATCATCAGTGTTCTTTTTAGTTGCCATAAATTACCTCAAATTTTGAAAGTTGCGAATACTTCTTTTTTACCAAACTTCTTTGGACGATCATCTTCATCATAATCATCCTCTTGTCCTGAGTCAAGCAGATCATCTTGTTCAGATTGATCCACATCATACAGTTTCATCTTTGCCCTGTCAATACCAACGATAAATCGTTTATTTACCGTAGGGTCATTATACCTGTTTTTAAGTTGTTTGACAAGGATTTGATTGATCTGCTCCAGTTCTTCTGTACTGATAAGAGCAAACATAAGGTCTGCAGTAGCAGGAAGTCCAAAAGATTCACTGGTATCAGTAAGATCAACATCAGTACTGCCATACCCTGAACGAGTAGTCTGAGTAGCACTAACAATAGGCACATTAAACTCGACAGCAAGACCTCTAAGTTCTTCTGCAATTGCTTTAACATAAGTATAAGAGTTAACAATAGTTCCCTTGTATCGAGAAGACGCACAGATATTCAAATAGTCAATAAAGATAATGTCTGGTTTGAATCCTTTCTTCAGAGCAAGTTCATTAAGAAGTGCCTTGAAATGTCCAGAATGTGCAGATGCAGTTGGATACTCTTTAATAATAAGTTTGCCCACTGTCTTTTGTGCAAGTTTGATAATCTTGCTTTCGTAGAGTTGCTTGGGAATATCTACTAATTGTTGAATAGGAACATTCAGCAAATTGGCATCGATTCGTTCTGCGATTCTTTCCTCTGCCATTTCAAGAGTAATGTAGAGAACATTTTTACCTTGCAGAAGAACTGAACTGGCAACGTGACACATGAAGAGAGATTTACCAACACCCGTTCCTGCCAGTGCAACGTTGAGTGTTTTGGAAGGTAAACCACCCTTGGTGATCTTGTTAAAGAAGTCCAAATCAAAGGGAATCTTTTCTTCTTTACGATGATAGAAATCATAACGTTCCTGGAAATCGTCGATATAATCATGACCAACATGGTCATCAAAACACACACTAAGTGCTTCTTGAAGGATACTTGGAATAGCATCCCTAGTCTTATCTTTACTCTTTCCTTCAGCAATCTTTACTGCTTCAAAAAGTGACAGATATACAGCACGATCTTTACACCACTTTTCAGTAGTATTAAGTAACCATTCAAAATTATATTCAACTACAGATTGATTCTTTAGATATTCACATGCTTTCTTGTAAGAATCCTCTGTAATATCTGTCCTCTTTTCTAGTTCAATATTGATTATTGAACTATTAGGAAGAGTATTGTATTCCTGTACATACCTGTTGATTTCGTTGAATAGAATCTGCTCTACATAATCTTCAAAATATTCAGGTCTAATAAAAGGGAGGACCCTACGGCAGTAGTTATCGTCCTCCATCAACTTTGAAATAATAACAGATTCAATTCGATCAGACATAGTGTAAGTAAGTTCCTACGATAAATTTATCATCACTGATTGATGGTCTGCCCGTATGTGGGAAACACCACATGGGTGGGAAGATCAGCATTCTACCTGCTTTTGGTTGCACTGTAAAGTCAATGGTATCAAAGTGTGTCTCTCCACCCTCTTCAATATCATTTAGATAGAAAAACATGGCAAGAAATCTTTTAGCACTATCATGATTACCCACATCAACATGAGTATCAAAACGATCATCACTTCCTGCTTGATAACACTTTAAACGATATTGTTCTAGTGCATTTTGATCAGGCCAAAAGTGTCCCAAATCCAATTCCATCATATAACTCACACACATTTTATGTGTAGATTCAACTAGAAGATCGTGAATCTTATGGATAGGAGACTCTGGATCTTTATCAGCAGCATCAGTGAGGTTCAACTGCGTAAAGTTTGGACGACCACCGTTTTCAAATCTTTCATGATACTGAGGATGATCAGAATATAGTTTGATCAATTCTTCACATGTTTCCTCAGAAAGAACATTATCATAAACTTTAATATAATCAGTCAGATACTTCAGTTTCACGAAGTCCTGCTGTTCCGTACTTGAATTCTTTGTTTGCTGCGTCATCTAATTTCTCCATAATTTCTTGAGTAAAATATTTGTCGGGGTCATTCAAAATAGTTTTGGCATAAGTTTTCACCCCATTAATTTCATATCGACCTGCAGACTTAGAAAAAATACCATGCTTTTCTCCAAGTTCAAGCAAACCATAATAAGGATCTAGACCAGAATCATAGAACAATCTAGTTTCTGCAATAGAATTTTCTTTTGTAAAACGAGACTTATGTGCTTTACATTTGATGATGTTACCTACGATTTCTGTTCCATCCTTCTCTTTTGATTTGCTGAGATGGATGATCGTAGATGCTGCATACTTCAATCCAGATCCACCACCCATTTCTTTGGTAGGAACATAAGATCCAACCACATCATATGTATGGTTAGTGACAAGCATAGGTACACCTGCTTTACCAAGTTTCAGTGTAAGAACACGGAAGACAGATTTAATAACCTGAGCACGAGTCATGTCTCTTGTTTCTTTACCTTCACTGGAATCTTCCAGTTCTTTGGTTGTCGAAAGATTACCCAGTGAATCAAGTACAAACATCATAGGTTTGCGATCATTCTGCTTAAGTTCCAACACCTTATCAATGATTTTGATTGCTTGTGTTCGGAATTCCTGAACAGTAACAACAGGAACAATGATCATGCGACTGGAATCAATTCCACGTTCTTCAATCATCGAACGAGTAATAGCAGATTCAGATTCAAAGTAGATTACACCTGCATCTGGATTACTATCCAAAAAATGTTTAACAATACTCAGACAAAAGAATGTCTTACCAGTGGAAGATTCACCAGCAATAGCAGTGATCTTGTTGGCAGGAATACCACCATAGATTGAACCAGATAGAAGAGCATTGAAGATGTAACTACCAGTATCAATAAAGGCATCACAATCTCCTGCTGCAACTCCATCGGCAACTAAAGACGCATATTCATTACCAATTTCTTTGACAATATCTTGTAAAAAGTTCATATTAGGCAAATAGGAATTCAAGGGTGTTTATGTTTTCGGTTTTCCAACCGATGATATCCAAAATAGTTTTCAGGGGTTCGAGGAAACTTTTCTCAAATTGTAGGTCATAGTCCACCGATTTGTCAAGCCCCAATTCAGTTGGAAATGTCTGAAGAAAAGAAATAACATTTTCATTGATCTTGTTCGGTGTCCTAAGCATAATGAACTTAATCTTCTCCCCATCCTGAATGATTGGATACTTGTGAGTTAGTTTATTTTTACGAATGTAAAAATTATATAGAAGAACTCCACGGACATGAATTGGAGTAGATTTAACGTAGATAGTAGAGTTACTTGAAAACTTCTTTAGGTTATTTGCACTTCGTGGAAATGCAATCTCATCTACAGGAAGATTCTTAAACTCATTTCTAAATTCTTCAATAAATTTAATCAGATCATCATTAGTTTTTGTCATGATAATCTTGAGTGCATCCTTAATCTTTTGACGGCAGGGAGCAGGAGTAGAAGATTTAACTGCTTCAATACCCATGATCTTCAGTTTTGGTTCAGTGAATCGAACACCTTCAATATCCCAGGCATTGAGAATGTATCGTTTCTTAGCAGTCCAAATACCTTTGTCAGCAATTGTCTCACGTTTCATGAACATTTTTTGTTCATAGGCATTAACATACGTTGCCAAGGTTTGATAAGATGTTTCAATATACTTTTCAAGTTCCATCCCACACACCTTATCAAGGAACGTGACAATGCTTTCAGCATTTTTCTCTCTCCCTTTGAATACACGGTCAACCAAATGATCCAAGCACAAGTAAATAGAATCAGTGTCAATAGCAATAACATAATCTTGATCCTCAGTATGAAGATGTTTGTTTAGGTATTCATTTAATTTCTTTTCGATCCAACGAATCGAAAGTTGACCAGACAAAGTAATTGCCTCAGCATTCTGAAGATTGTAATATCTGAAGTATTGATTTCCAATAGCACCATAAGCAGAGTTCAATTGAATCTTACGTGCCATCTGGATGTTGTTATACTTGGCAATCTTTTTAACTAGATCAGGGTCTTTCGATTTTTCATACTCTTTCTTAGCATCGAGCATTAGTTTCTTATAGATGGTGCGTTCATCATAAATCTTCTGCATCATCTTAGGCAGGAATCCTTGGTGCCTAGTATCATACATTGCACCGTTTGCACATACAGTTGAATTATTCAATTCGGACAATTCAATCTCTTGCCGTAGCAATCTATCTACAGTTGCAGATGGATGTTTAGTTGGCAGTAGAGTTTCAGGACTGATGTTATATTGCATAATCAAGTGAGGATATAGTGAGTTCAAGTCAAAACTCACAACCCAATTATACAAACCAGGAATAGGTTCTTTCACATACGCACCCTCATACTTCTCATCTTTATTGGGAGCACCTTTCTTAGGTGGCACAACCAGATTCTGTTCCTTGAGGAAGTTAAAGATAAGAGTATCCCAAGTACGCACCTGAGAATATACATCCTCATAATTTACCTTGGCATCGTATGCCATGGCAACAGCAAGTTCAATCAGTTTCATTTTGTCTTCCAGACGGTCAACAAGTTCCACGTCAAAGATGTTGTATTCTACAAATCTCTGCCAACCATTACGATAGAATGCACTAAAGTTTTCAAACTCACTGTGATCCAACTTACGTTGCCCCAGTTCAACAAACGCAATATGATCGAGTCGATATGATTCCTGGTTAGTGTAAGTAAACTTCTTATACAAATCAAGGTAATCGAGAATAGAAACTCCCAGCAAAGTATATGAAATTTGCTTACGACCTTTGATATAGATTTCATTCTCCGTAATCTTATTCCAGGGGGACAGTGACTTTGCCCACTTCTCTCCTAGAATTCTTGTCGTTCGACGACAAATATAAGGAATGTCATATAGATTACAGTTCCATCCAGTCACAATATCTGGTGTATTCTCTGCCCACCACTGAATAAAATGCTGGAGCATCTTGTGCTCATTATCACACAAGAACAAATTAACATTGTTTGGTGCTTCAAACTCACGGGTCACCCATGTAAACACCTTTTTAGTATTAAGATTTTTGATTGTAATACAAAGAACTTCTTCCGATGATGATTCTACATCGGGGAATCCATTCTCAGATGCAACCTCAATGTCAATAGTATAGATCTGAAGAGTTTGAAAGTCATAGTCTACATGCTTAGGATATTTGTCTGCGATATATTGATACACAAACCTCTCATATCCATGGACTTCAAATCCATCGATCTTATCATACTTTTTAATGAACTCCCGTGCTTCTCTGGGAGATTCAAACTTGATTGGTTTTACATTTTGTCCATACAAAGTTTTGTGTTTAGATTCTCCTTTTGTAGGCACAAAAAGAGTGGGAGTAAAACTCTCTCTGTAGGTGACAGGTTCTTTACCCTCATACCCACGATAGAGAATTTTATCCCCCACTAATTCAACACTGGTATAGAAATCCATCAACTCCCCAGGCAACGATTGTACAACTTCAGGATGTCCTCCTTCGGATCCAGTATAGTAAAGATCGATTCGGTTGTCAAGAAGAGGTCTCGTTGGTCTGAGTATTTGGGGAACTCCTCAAGAATGGCATACTCATAAACATACCAATCTTTATCGGTAGCACCCTCATCAATTTTCCTTGCGGAAAGTTTAACATGATCATTTTCAAGTGAGTGTGCTCTCTTTTCTAGAGATTCTGGATTTTCCCCATACTCAGCACACTCAACAATCTTATAACAATTTTGTAGGAAGAGTGCTGGTTCTTCATCCAATTCAGTTAAATGACCAATCAGATATTCATTCGGGTTCTGCTGGAGCAGTAGTAGTTTCACTGTCATTGTTCGTAGTTGTAGTGTTAATAATTTGAGTATATCTATCTAGAATTTCTTCATGTGGATTGTAAAGAGTTACGATTTGATCCAGTCTTACAAGAAACTCATTTTTATCCGCTAGTGGTGCCCATGGTAGATATTGAACCTGAACATCATTTAGTTTTTGTGGTGCGTCAGTTTCTACTACCAGTTGCTCAGATTGAATATAAACCTGATAAGGATTTGTAAGTAGCAGTCCTACAACTGTCTCATCGTTTAGTGCTTCCTTAACATCACTAATTACGTCCTCTCCGTTTTGCAGTCTTACGATTTTTACGCTCATACGATTTCTCCATTAATGTCTTATAGGATTCTTTAAATAATTCACTAATTGCTTTCCTTAGTGTAATATTTTTTTCATATGCCAAGTCTCTTGCAAGAATAAGTACATCATCCATGTACTGACTTGGAATATCCATATTTAAATTTTCAATATCATCACATCCAGGTGGACATAGATTTACATAGTAGTTCATAACTAACCTCCAGTATACACACAAAAAAGGGAGGGGTCAAGCCCTTCTCCCTTTATTCTGTTGTTTGATTTATTTATCAACTTTCTGTAAGTAGTTGTGGTGAAGAACCTGCAATATCATATACGGTTCTCTTTTGATGTTCTGGAATAATTTTTTCCAGATCGATTGTAAGTAGTCCATCCTCAAAACGAACGTCTTTAATTCTTACATCTTCAGATAACTGCCATGCTCTTGTAAAACTCCTTTTTGATAGTCCTTTGTGGAGATAATTTCTTGTAGTATCTTTGTCCTCATTTTTGGAGGTAACTCTGAGAATGTTCTGTTCAGTAGAAACTTCGATCTCATCTCGTTTAAATCCTGCAAGTGCAACTTCAATTGTGAAATTACTGGAATCATGTTTGATTAAGTTGTAGGGTGGATAGTTAATGTTGTGCCCAGAAAGAGCATCTAGTCGATTAAAAATATCATCCAGACCTACAGCATGGGGTGCGTATTCTTTCCAAAAGGTGTCTAGTGTGCTAGTTGTAATCATTGAACTTCTCCTTAAATAAGCAAGAATTTGTAATGGACCCCGAAGGCATCCGAAAGATATTTATAGCATAAATAGCTTTGCCCATATAGTCTGTTTTTGGAGGATAACCCCCATGAAAAAGGTATTAACCGTACTTGCGGCAGGATCCTTTTTCGTTATGCCTGGTAATGCTGCTGAAATTACATCACGAATCACTGACTCTGTTCAATTGAAAGTCGATGCTGCTGCTTCCCAAGCACTTAGAATTGGAGGACAATACTCCGTTTCAGGAACTAATATTCAATCATCTACATTTGGTGGTGTGGGTGGTGCTGGATCATATTCGATCAATACTGCTGGTCAAGCATTCAGTTTTTCTGAAAGTTTGATTGAAGCAGATACAATCCCAGCATCCGTATCTACAGGATCTATTGCCCCCTATGGAAATATTACCTCTACTGCTGCTGGTACTGCTGGAACTCTTGCTGGTACTCTTTCAGGCACATCAGTCCCTACTGTGACTGCTGGTGGTGCTGGAACAACCGCAACTGCACAACGTAGTATCGAATTGAGTGTATTCAAATGAGACATTTAACTCCCGTCTTGCTTTTAGCAGCGGGAGTCATTTGTACTCCTGCGATGGCTAATACTGTTGTGCCTAATTTTACCAGAGGCACAATTACTGCGACCACAGAATCAACAACCAAAGTAATAGAAACAATCCGTCAAGTTGAATACACAACTGGCACATCATATACTGTAACTGGAACTAACATTAACATTCCTGGCACTCCTCAACAAGGAGCAAATTATAGTATCATGACTCAAGGTGCTCCATTCCAGTTCAGTGAAACCTATCTCGGACCTGGAGTGGCAAAAGAAACATGGATAGATCGCACAACGGAAACAAACTCGGTTACAAACTCGGTATCTGTCTTTACACAGTAGGTTTTTATATATCGTCTGCAGTGGCTCAAACAGCTCCTAGTAATACTAACATTGCTGGTCCTAGTGCTTCTGCTACAGGTAACGTTACTAACCAAGCGGTACAAGTCTTACAGGGTCCATACGCACTCAATACGTATGGTGCTGGAGTTAGTTGCCAGGGACCAACGATGAGTGTTTCACCATTTATACTTGGGAATACCAACTTAAGTCAAGATCCAGCAACTTACCAATCATACAATGGTAATGCTGGATTAAGTTTAGGTTTTAACTTTCCTCTAGATGGTTCAATGCAAGAACTTTGTAAAGAAAGAGCACGAACCGAAATCAGAAGACAGAATGCCGAAGCAGATAAAGCACGTTTAGATTTTGAGTTAGTCAGACTTCTAAAATGTGGTGAGGCAATTAAGAGTGGAGTAATATTCCACCCACAAAGTCCATATGCAAAAATCTGTTCTGATGTAGTTGTTAGGGATCAAACACCTGGATTTGTAACAATTCCAGACCCGAAAATAAATAAGGCAGATAAGTAATTATACCGTGCGATATGTATCAGTAATGCTTCTTATGCCTAATGGAAAAGTTCGGTGGTTTGATATACCATGGGGGAAATCCCATCTTGACGTTCTTCGTAAACACGGTACAATTCTTATGACTATTGTTAAGTAAGAGGTATGTTATGTACACACTTTCAGAAAAAGACATTAATCGTTTAATTGTTCTGTGTGCTGAAAAATGTGTAGCATGTAAAGATGGTGAGGCTAAAAAAGACTACCAACATTTACTTAATAAATTGAAGACCTACAAACAACAAAATCATGACACATCTAATAGTTGAAATCTTAAATAATCAGGTGTGTTTGGGAATTATAGGTTTCTCTCTTGTTATGCTACCCATCATTGGTATTGCTAAAATTCATGACACCAGTAACGAAAGAAGAAGTGAAGGAGATGATTGATGCTGCTATACGACAGCACAATCGGAATGCCAGTATTATTAGTATGTGCGTTGGTTGGGTGGTTCTTGCTCTATTTGCTGAAGGACTGCTAAGACTTATTGGAGTTATTCCCCCTCTACTACCATGGCTCAACATTACCCTGAAATAATTGGTATCGTTTTCCTGTTGGTATTTGCTGCCACGATGTTCTATCAAGGCACTTGCATTATGAGAGGGCAACGTGGATATTCTCTTCGTGATTATCTGAAACAGGATAGCACAAATATGAGAAAAAGAATAGAGGAAATACTAAAAGATAAATGACGATTACAGAAGAAGATCTAAAAGAATTACACGAAAGAGTTCTTCAGGCAAAAATGGAAGAACTCTTTGAAGAACCATCTACCTACGAGGATGAAGATGAGTGAATTTCCATGGGGGGTTTTAATAATCTTATCCTGTGGATTGTTGTTCACACTTTATTGCATTTATTACATTTTAAAATTAGCACATGAGGAAATGAAAGATGAACCACCAACTCATCATTAGTAGTATCACGATATTCACAACTGTAATATTGTTTGTTTATTGGGGATTGAATAACGCATATCCACACTAAATATTAGTACTACCGAAATGTGATTATGCTTTCTACTCAGTATCGACTCCGTTTGGAGTTTATATGCCAACGTATTGTAAAAGGGGAAGAAGTAAAACTTGAAGATATGATCTGGGCAGAAAAACTTGCAAAAGCAAATCGAACTGCTGGAACTATGCTCCGTCAAGCAAGAAGGACAGCAGAGAATCCAGAAATGCAAGAGGGAGATTTAGATGATTTTCTCAACCAATTAGATATTGGTGGGACTGGTCATGAAAGATTCGGTGTATCTAGATTCAATAGTGTCGATGATATTGTTGATTTCTTTACCGATGACAAACCAGATGATTGGAGGCAACGTGACTGAACACGACGAAAAATGGAATAGGGGTCTTGATTTATTCATCGAAAGTGTATATAAACCCGATCACGAACTAAGGCAAGATGCCCATGATGAAAAATGTTATAACGAACTAATGGGTATTCGATGGCAAGTTCTAGAATACTTACAAACATTAAGAAAACATTAATTTAGTATCACATTTTACAATTCATTAACAATAAATACAAGTACGTTCATCTGCTATAATGCAGACGGAAGTAAGCCGACTCGGAACGGATCGTTCATCTATGGAAGCACTGTTCTTAACGTGTTTACAAGCAAACTTTCTTATTAGTAGAGTATTAACTCACCCAGAGTTGAGTCATCAACAACGTAATGATATTGTCTGGGAGATTAAACAAGTTACAAAGAAAGGTTGTTTCATAGACGCAAAAGCCGACTGAAGGAACGCTCTTTAGCCTCAAAATTAAGGAGAAAACCTAATGTCACAAGCAACCTATAGAGGGTGCAAGTATAATACTGACACCCCTAAAGAAGAATATCGTAAGTGGTATTCGCAAACACATGCACCAGCACATGCAAATAACACCTATCGTGGTGTTGCCTATCGTCCTTGTAAAAACTCGGAGGTAGCAAAGTGAAAAAAATTAATATTCTTCAACTCATTAAAGAGCAAAAGCAAAAAGAAGAACGTCGTAAACAGGCACAACTTCTGTTAAAAGGATAATTTAGCAGAAAGTTTTTTAGCAACTTTCTTAGCAGGGGCAAACAGGGATTTAAATCTCGTTTGCCCTTCTTTTGTAAATTTACTTGCGATTACATCATCAATAATAATTTTATTTTCAGTCTCATAGAAGGCATTTGTTTCTACTTGTGCTCGGATATAATTCTCTACATTGTCCGTAGTACCAACTAACTTAGTCCCTTCTGCTGAGTATTCAAAGATATCTACATTCCCACTATCGGACATAACATAGTGAAGTACAGGTTTGACCTGTTTGATTTTAATCTTAAACTTATTCTTCGTTGCTTCTCGTATTATTGGTTCTGCAGCATTCTTAAGGGCATTCAGACCGATGCTAGAAACCATGGTAGCAGCAGTCGTAACCACTGCCACAGCACCAGCAGTTGCCACCAGAGAGGGGTCTGGAAGGTCGATCTTCAACCCCGCAACGGTGAAGGATGGTGTAAGGGTCTCAGCAGGGATCTCTGCCCTGGTCACTGCTGGAGGAGTCTGTGCCGTTACGAGTTGCTGAGGAATTTCAGGTGGTCTTGTATCTGGTAACCCTCTGTTCTTTTCTAATTCTTGTGCTTGGTTATCTCTATCTGCCTTCACGGCTGCATCAAACTCTGCTTGGGTTGGAACCCTTACAGTTGGATACTGGAGTGAAGGATCAGGATTTTGAAATACAGGTAAAGCAAGTCCCCGATTAACAGGGACTTGCATGTTTTGTATTACTGGAGGATCAAGCTTGGGTATCAGCGTATCTTGAAGGTCCTGGATCTTCGACACTTGATTCTGCTGCGGTCTCAACTGGTTCTGCTGCAGGGGAGGGATCGAAGATAGGTTCAACAGTTGGTTCGACTGGTACTGGAGTTGGTTCGACTGCAGTGGTTGCAGCAACGGAATCTGGTTTGGCATCTTCCTTATCCTTCTCTTCCTTTTTCAGGGTGTCAACACCAAAGGTGGCTGCTGCGGCAGTAAAAACTGTAGCAATAAAGGTAGGGTCCATCTTAGCAAGAAGACCTGCATAACTAGCTGTAAGTAATGCAGCACTCCAACTCAAAACTGAAATTCTAACGATAGTGCTCATACATTTTTCCTTTCTGTGGGGATCAGCCATCGTTCTAAAAAAATAGAGGGGTATGGTCCCCTCTATTTATGTTTTCAAGCTTCCCCAGAAGTTGTTTTCTTTTTCCCAATATTATATTTACTCTCTAGAGTCCACTCACCCTTCTCTTTATATGCAATTACTTTGATTTGATTAAGTGGTGCAGCATCAGAAATATAATCTGCATTTGTCACAGTAATCAATCCCCAATCACATAGTAGTTGGATAATTCTATTTCTACGTTGCACATCATTAACTGTAATATTTGCTCTCTTCCCATCAAGTGCAAACAGTTCTTTAAAGTGAACAATATAGTACTTACCCTTTTTGTGAAGAATATGGCAAGATTGATAGATTTTCTTTTCTTTACGGGAGGCAACACCAATACGGGTCAGAGTCTCTCTCACTTTTAGAAAGTCATCAGGTTCTTTAAGAACCACTTCTACCATCAGTTCAGGTCTCCACTGGTACTCTGTATCCATTTCATCAATCATTTCTTTCCTCCAATGTCAAGTTTTTTACGAATAAAATTAATTTCTTCTTTATTTAGAAGGGAAAGTGCCGACTTTGCTTTCTCATTACTATATCCATAATATTTTTTGATCAATTCCAAGTCATTAATCTTGTCCTTCTTCAACCAGGGAGTGAATCTCTTCTTTTTCCTGATAGCATTAAGATAGTAAGTGTATTGTAAATCACTATCTAAGTGATTATTTATATTCATTTCATTCGCAAACATTACAGTATCGATAAAACCAGAAAGGCATCGATTGATAATATATGGAGGATATTGTTTAATTGTAATGGGATCTTCCTCAATCAAATTATTCTTTTGATAATTAATTGAGTTTAACCAGTCTTTCAATTCCATAATCAAAGTAATTCTTCAAGGGATGATTTAGTAGAATAGTTTGTAATCAAAAGTTCTGTTTTAAGATTATCTTTCCGATGAACCATTCCATATCGAAGTTGCCAGTGTTGCTGATAGAAGTCTTTATACCTATCAGTAATCCATTCATTTACATTATAGGTAATCATAAAGTTGTGAGGACAGTGCTCAACAACATCTGCGAATCGTTCATGACTGAAAGACTTATGCATTTCCTTATTCCTCCCATAAAGAAAATCTTTAATATCATATGGTGGATCTAGAAATACAAAAGTATCTTCCCCAGGAGTTGTAATCAACTCAGAGTAGTCTTTATTTGTAATCCTCCACCGTTGAATAATCTGAGAGTAACCTTTCAGTTTAGAGATATTTGAATGAGTAAAGTTTTGACGAGATGCAGTAACACTGAAAGTACTATTTTCCGTCAAACCAGAATAAGAACACTTATTAAGAATATAAAAAGACACTGCAGCATCCATGGTGTCTTGATTCTTAATATCATCTTTAACTTTATTAAAGAGTTCTTTGTGTGCATCATCACTACCATTCATAGCATTTTTAACTGCTAGAATAGTATCAGACAGTTCTTCCCCCGCATCCCGAAGAATAGTCCAAAAATTATAAAGAGGGTAGTAAAGATCATTCACCCAAACTGGTCGGTTAGGATATTTCTTAGTAAGATGAATACTTACCGATCCTCCACCAAGAAAAGGTTCCCGTAATTCTTTATACTCAGGGAACCACTGGTCCAGCGATTTAAGTGCTCTAGTTTTACCACCAGGATAACGAAGAGGGGATTTCAATACTTTTTGGGAGGTCATATCAAACGATAATCTTTTTACTAGGTGTGATTACTGTACCAAACATCTTACCATACTGCTCTACGATTTGAGCATCAGGTTCAGCAATGTACACAACAAACTGACGTTGAATTTCAATTTGTTTTTCAGATTTACTAATCATAGGTGACCAAGGAGCAAATCCAAGAGTACCTTCACCACTAGGAAATCCAACGATTGCATTCTCAACAATCACAATGTCACGTTGATCATTATCGATAACGTTAGCAATTAAATCCTCACCAGAGGACATACGAATAAGTTTTACGTTCATTTGAATACACACCTCATCATTAGTTCAGTCATAAAAGCAAGAGTATTGATCTCTTGATCTGCCACAAAAGCAGATTTGTATTGATACTCAGCAAGAATCAGAACTGCTTCTGGAATACTTGCTGATTCCATATAATCATACAGAGAGTCATAAACTCTACGAAGAATAAAGTTTGGATCATTATCCTGATTAGCAACTACCCATTTGCGAACTTCAGTAAACTCTTTGTTCTTGAGTTTCTTCATAAGATCTGAAGCATTAATATCAGAGATAGCAGCAAGAATACCACTATCAATTCTTCCGCAGGAAGAATACCTTTGAAGTTCATTAATAATTCTCCTGAAGTCAGGGAAGTATTTCAGGATAAGTTCTGCAACAACCTTTTCTTCAAACTCGACATTTTCCTTCTGAAGGATCCAGGAAATCCTTTCCATGAAGGATTCGGCAAGTTGAAGTTTTGCTCTGCCTCGGATACTGAAGTCAACGACTGCACACCTGGAATGTAGAGGTTCGATGATCTTGTTTTTGTAGTTACAGGTGAAAATGAATCTGCAGTTGTTAGCAAATTCCTCAATAGATGCCCGTAGGAGGAGTTGAACATCTGAGGTCGTATTGTCTGCCTCGTCAATAATGATGACTTTGTGTTTAGCAGACGAAGAAAGTGAGAAGGTCGAAGCAAAGTTCTTCGCATTGTTTCGGACAGTATCAAGGAATCTACCTTCGTCGGATCCATTGATGACATAATAATCTGCTCCCAATTCATTACACAGTGCTTTTGCGATGGTGGTCTTACCAATACCAGGAGGACCAGCAAGAAGGAGATTAGGAATCTCCCCCTTATTTAGAAACCCTTTAAAGATTTCCTTATAATCATCCGTGATGATACAATCATCAATCACTTGAGGACGATACTTTTCAACCCAGAGAAACAGATCATTCATAGTCATCACTTAGCATCAGGTTCAAGGGCAATCCAATATGAAACATTATTGTTCTTGCCAGTAAATTTAGCAACTTTAGGATTGCTAATTTGCACATCATAAGATCCAGGGAGAAGTTTCAAGTTCTCCATTTTCAAGCAGTAACAGAATTCATCTTCAGTTGTTCCTACAGGAAGAGAATAAACGTTTGAAGTTTCATTCTTTTTATCATTCACAGATAGGTAAATCTTACCGTCATGCCCATAGAGACAAAGATCAGGAACTGAATAAATTGCTGCTGCCTTTTGTAGTTGAGAAAGAACATCAGATTCCAAACTAAATTGAACATCAATGGAAGGAAGTTCAATTTCTTTATCTGGAGGAGTGACAATTACACTGGGATCTGCATAATAGAATACAGACTTTGCTCCAGTAGAATCCGTAACGGTTACTTTCTTATCATCAGAACAATCAAAATAAGGATCTTTAAAGAGAGTCAGACCACCAAGGAAAAGACCAAGATCATAGATTGAAAGTTCTGTTGGAAAAGTTTCAGTGACTTCTGCACGGGCAAGAATATTCTTATTGATAGAAAGAGTAGAAATTACATTGCCTGGTTTAATGACAATGGACTTATTGATGGATGAAAAATTCTTAAGAATATTAAGAGTATTAGCAGAGATGTTTACTTTCATACCGATTTGAACTCCTGAAGACCGTTGTTAGTGCGAGAATAATGTTTATCAAAGTGAAGCAGAAGCATAGCATAGTGAATCACTTTGAGAAGATCACGTTTGTTGTGTCCACTCTTATCACCATACCGACTGCCATACTTGATGATGTTTGCTTGACAGAAATCAGATGCTAGATCTTTTGCTGCCATGAGATCAATTGTTTGAATATCACGATAGTCATCACTATGCCCACAATAATGGCTGCCATATGTACTTACCAGGTATTCTTCAACATCTTTAAGGATCTTATCCTCATTGTACTTCCATTGCATAATTAGGTTCCTCCAGGATACATTCAATAGATTCAATATAGCATGTAGAGGGTTCATAGTCAACCCCATTTTCATGATAGAGATGACCAATGTAACATGCTACATCTTCACCACCATGAAATTGATAAATTTTACATTTGATAAGAAAAACACCCCCATCTATTTTACGGATAAGGGTGTGACGGGGAAGGTTATCGTACATCAGAAGGGTGCTGCCTCCTCAACAGGGGTTTCAACCTTGTCATCCACCTTGGAATAGAGTTCCATGAAGGACTGTTTGGTATCGGCATCGAAACGGTTCACACACACTTCGATTGCCTTGTCACGTTTGCCAAAGATCTTGTAAGCATTGGCAATGTGAACCAGACGACGGGTGCTGATAATCTCATCCACACCACCATCATAGAAGGTCTTACGGATCACCTGTGCCCAACGCACCAGTTTCTCAGCAAAGTCCTGATCCTGATCATCCATAGCAGAAGAAACAATCTTCACTTCCGTTTTCTCTGCAGGATATTCTTGCTCAAACGTGATCGGAAAACGTTCCAGGAATGCCTCGTTGAGCACGTTGGTTCCGATGAATCGTCCATCGTCAGAACCTTTGCCCTTAGTGTTAGCAGTAGCAACCACAGTGAACCCAGCAGCAGGACGGACATACTTGCCGATCTTTTTCAGGAAAACACCTTTGCCTTCGAGAACACTTTGCAAACAAAGAATCTTGTTAGAGGCAAGGTCGATCTCATCAAGCAGAAGCACTGCACCCCGTTCAAGTGCCTCAACCACAGGACCATTGTGCCATGCCGTATTGCCATCCACAAGACGGAAACCACCGATCAGATCATCTTCATCAGTTTCGATAGTGATATTGACACGAATCATCTCCCGTTTCAGTTGAGCACATGCCTGTTCAACACTAACAGTTTTACCGTTACCAGACAGACCAGTAATGAACACAGGATAAAACTGCTTGGACTGGATTACTTTCTTCAGATCAGTAAAGTTCCCGAACGGGACAAAACCAGGATCTTTCTGGGGGACAAAGGTGATATGTTCCTCATCGGGAACAACAGCAGCATGAGTATAAATCTGTTCCAGTTTTTCTACCTCCTGATCAAGAGTCCAAGTTCCACGTCCAGTCTTATAGTTCTTCAGTTTATTAGAGAGAGTTTGGTAGGACATACCAATCTCAGTAGCATATTCCTTCAGTTGTGCAGCAGTCAGAGTCTTACCGAAACGTTGTTGCAGGTTAGAGATTTCCACAGTTTTCGTCATGATGTAGGGTTGGTGGGTTGGGGTCCGTTGCTTACCTAGTAATTATAGGGCATCGGGAGGCAGGGGTCAAGCAATTTGACCCGCAAACTTCGATAAGATTACCTTATTGACCATCTTACCATTCATATGTTTCTTAAATGCACTGGTCAATTGTGCCTTAGAAGAGGGATCTTTCACTGTAAGTTCATCCGTTTCTTCCTCTTTGGGATTCCAATAACGGTAAGAATATGCACTCTTGGGAAGGGGAAGAAGATAAAGTTCTTTGAATCCACAGTTAGGAATTGCAGCACACTTATTCTTGTCCCATTGCTTCTCAAATTGAGTGGAATCAATGTTATTTTGGTAGCACATATTACGGACCTCAGACTTACCACAGAGACGGAATCCAAGCAGATTGTAGTCAACAATGTTGGAGATGTAGTCCACAAACTCATTGGTCAGTGAACCAGAACCAGTTTCAACCTTACGGGAATAACGAGTCTTAGGATCACGAAGAATGCAGACACGATCTCCATAGATGGGTTGAGAGTGATTTTCCCTCAATGCTTTGATGTATGTTGTATATCCAGGGTTGCAAGCCTCACCGTCAGAGAGATAAATCACATTAACTTTCTGGACCTTCTCTTCACTTTTGAATTTTTCGACAACCTGAGGGGTGGTGACGATGGTTTCTACCAGGGGGGTGCCAGACAGAGGAAAATCGTAGTTATAACCATGATTCTTACGATAACCTTCACAGTTGACGTAAAAGTATTCCATCATGGAATCAAGAGTCTGTGCATTCATCTTGGATGAGAAGAACTCCAGCAAACGGAAATCCTTATCAATATGAAGATGATTCAGTTTGTTCTCACAGGGAACACCAGGAAAAACATGATCATTGGTATAAGCATCGGAGAAACCATACACACGAAAAGGAATTGCAACCTTCTTACAGAACCAAATCAGATCATACAGTTGCTTGATCGTATTCACCATACTGCTGGACATAGAACCAGACCAGTCAAGGAAGAACACAAGACCGTGATTCTTACCGTCAGGAATAGTGGTCACTTTCTTGAACACATCATCACTGAACTTATAAGTGTGCAGTCGGGTAGTATCAAGAACACCAGTGCGGGAAGTTGATGCACGGGCATACTGATCTGCTGCTTTCTTACACTCAAACTCTTTCACCAGATAGTTCACAGACTTGATACTATCTTTCTTGTACTCACGATACAACTTAGTGCATTCGATTCGTGCATCTTGAAAGTGATTATGATCTTGATTGATATAATTGGTGAAACTATCAAAAAGGAACTTGTAAGGAACAATCATCTCATTCAGATTGACCTTAGGAATATCAATGTACAGATAATCCTTAGCACGTTTGTCAACCAGTTCCTTTTGCTTTTCAGCAAGGGAACGATAAGTTTTAGACTCCATCTCATTGATTTCATTACCCTTACCACCCTCTACACCATCAGCAGTTCCAGTGGTAGGTTCTTTCTCTTCATTACCATCACCCTCTTCATCACCAAAGTTTTCACCTTGATTAGTTTGTCCAGGCATTTCATCAGAACTCCGACTCTGCTTCTGACCACTAGAAGGACCATCTTGCACAGAAGCATTAGAAGGAACTTCTACTTCTTCCTGCTTCTTTTGCTTCAAGAATTCAACCAGTTCTTTACCTAGTTGAACCACATCTTCAAACGATTCAGTGTCAGCAGCACGATTGACAAACTGCATTTCATCACGTTCAAAATGCACGATGGTACGATTACCAATCACACCGATCTTAAAGTGAACATTGATACGGTCGATCAGTGCCATCTTGGAAAGATCTTTACCTTCCAGTTCAAAGAAGTTCTTCTGATCCAGTTCCGTATATCCAAGAAAGAAGGATCGTGCAAGACCAGGATACCGACGTTTCATGAGTTTCTCAACACGAACATCCTCTAGCACGTTCAGAATGTCCTGTGGCACGTCTTTCTGCACCTCAGCGTAGTTGATAGGGGTATAGAGGGCATGACCCACTTCATGACCCACCAGCATATCATAGACACTGCTGCTAACGTCCTTCCAGATGGGTAGACACAGAATACGGTTCTGCACATCGAAGTAAGCAGTCTCTACCTTGCGGTGCTCAACGTTCAGGTTCTCCGTTGCGAGCAGTTTGGCAAGAGTGCCTTTGACTTCGGTGTTGACCATCGGACCTCGTTTCGTATGTACCTATAGTAGGGCATAGCAAAGCAGGGGTCAAGGGGTTGACCGATAAAGATTACTTATCAATGGAGAATAGGAGACTCGAACTCCTGACAGCCTGCTTGCAAAGCAGGTGCTCTACCAACTGAGCTAATTCCCCAGAAGGGTTAAGTGTGATATATCTCATAAGGATATAACAGGGACTTAACCTCTATCGGTTTATTTATACCTCTTCAACAATTTTGCTGAAGTCGGAGACTTTATCGAACTTGATATTCCTATCAAACTTATCGACCAGTATTTCTCCTTTATGAGAGATTACAAATACGTTTGTTTTTTTATCAATATTTCTAAGTATCTTCATCAGTTCTTCAGTTGCAGATGCATCCAATGAACTATCAAATACTTCGTCGAGCAACAATAAATTCGTCGAAACAGAATTTTTCATATTTGCAATTTCTCTCCAGGTGAACAAAAGAGCAAGATCGATCTTTTGTTTCTCCCCTTCAGAAAAGGAAGCATAGGTAAATTCATCACGATATCTCGATTTGATTACCTCGTTAAATTCCTCATCAAGGGTAAAGTTAACATAGAAATCCATGCTTGTCAAGTGCTTATTAATAAGTCTATTCATATTTGGAATATACTTCTTAATAATTTGTGCTTTGATTCCATTATCCTTAAGTAGATTTGCAATCACTTCATGCTCTGTCTTTTGTTTTGAGACTTCGGCACATCGTTTTTCGATATCACTATATTCTTCTTGATATGCTTCTAACTTTCCTTGCATCTTTGCAATATCTGGTGATTCACTTAGACGTTGAATTTCTGAGTGAATCTTGGACATCGATTTCTCATTAATTGCAATCAAACTATTTTGATGTGCAATTTCAGCATGATTTCTTTTTAACTTATCTTGCTGCCTTTGAATTTCAGTATACCTCTTATCTAAAGTAACAAGATTGGATTCTAGTTGAAGTAGAGCTTGCTCATATTCCTCAGTCTTACTACTCAAATCGGAAATCTTCCGATCTTTAAATGTTTTCTCGATAAGTTGAGTGCATGTTGGGCAGGTATCGTTATTATGAAAGAAGTCAAGATCTTTACATGCGGTAGAATTATTGTGTTGAATTTTAAATTTCAACTCATTGATATTTCTAATTCTATTACTTACATTTTCAAAATCCGTAGTCTCAATATTAATATCAATATTCTCTGCTTCAAGCATATTGATATATCTTTTAATTTCAAAGATCTCTTCTTCTAAAGTGGCAATCTCTTTGTGCTTAAGTTCGATTTCACCCTCATTCGTTATTTGCGAATTGCGAATGTACTCTTCCTGCATCTTAAGTTTGTCTGATGCAGACTTAAGTTCATAACCACACTCTTTCTGCTGTTCCTGAATTTGCCGCAAACGATCTTTCAAAAGAACATTCATCGTAGAGAAGATTTGAATATCAAGGATGTCCTCAATAACTTCTCTACGATGTGCAGGAGTCAACTGCATGAAAGGAACAAACGTAGATGAACCAAGAATAACAACCTGAGTAAAACTCTTGTAGTTCATCTTAAGAACATTTTGTTCTAACCACTTTTGTTGATCAGATGCTGCTGCTGTTTGATCAACTAGAACATCATTTTTGTAGATCTCAAATTTATTAGGTTTGATACCACGAATAACATTCCATACAACCCCAGATATTGTAAATTCAACTTGAACAACACATTCTTTTTCATTAATGCTGTTAACAAGTTGAGGTTTATTAATCTTACGAAAAGGTTTATTAAATAAGACAAAACAAAGAGCATCTAAAATAGTGCTCTTTCCTGCTCCGTTTGATCCCTGAATTAGTGTTGAATGTTGAGTGTCAAGTTGAATTTCGGTAAATTGATTCCCAGTGCTGAGAAAATTTTTCCATTTAATAGTGTTAAAAATAATCATGGGGGAAATACAATATCTTCAGGTTTAATAATACAATAATTGTAACCAAATACTTCACAATTTCTTACAACTGTTTCTTGATCAATATCAATAACCTGCAATTCATTGTGTTCATCACCAGTAGTATTAGCAACTAATAAACCTAGGTATCTTTCTGCATCATCCTTTTCCTCAAACATTTGAACAACTTTACCGTTCTTCCTGTCTTGAACTGCGTAAACACCACCTGATGATTGATCGATTAACAAGAACATTAGTATTCTAGTGCTTCGGTGTATAGGGTTTTAATTATACCAAAAACAGATGCTTTGTCAACCTTGATTTCGACCTCATCAATAAATCTCTCAAGCATCGTAAGTGTGTCTTCTACCTCAAGATCAATTTCATCTTCAGGATACTCAAAACTAAGATCTTCAATAATCTTAAGTTCTGCTGGATTTGCATCATAGACTTGTTTTAAAAATCTATCAAACTTAAGAACGTCTTCCTTCTTTTCAACGATTAACTTAACATATTTATTGCTAATGTCAGAGAAGTCTTTAGTGAGGTCAACCGTATCTTCGTTATAATATTCTTTATGGAACATTGTAAATGGATTACGATAAAATTTTAGATCTAAAGTTTCTGTATCTAAAATATGAAATCCACGTTTTGCTTTATAATCGTTCCAATATAACTCATACGGATTACCAAGGTAATAAACATTACCTTTATTCGACTTAGTATGAAAGTGTCCTGATAGCACTTTCTCAAATTTTTTAAATGGTTCCATGCCGATTCCATGATCCATTACAACTCCAGGGACAGTCTCAAAACCGTTAAACTCAAGATGGCCCACGCAGATAGGAGACACAGATTTCTCCAAAAGTTCGTAAGTTCTGGATCTTGTTTCATCACATATCCAAGGGATGCCAAGTACAGACAGACCATCAAGATTGAATTCAGTAGGACTATCGATAATCTGAATGTTTGCATACTCTCCCAGGAGGAGAGATGGGGCATTAACTCGTAGAGTGTTTTTATAGTAGATGTCATGGTTCCCAACTAACATGGTCATTTGTACTCCCATGTTGGCAAGAGGTTGAAACCACATCTCCTTTGCTGCCTCTAGAGAGTTAAAATTGATCGATTTACGACGATCGAAGGTATCACCTAGGCACAAAATATGTTTAATTTTGTATGCTTGAATAAAAGGAATTACAACCTCAGTATAAAACTTTTTATAATATTCAACATAAATTTGTGAGTCATTACGTACTCCAAAATGTTGATCAGTGATTATCAATACCTTCATATTAATATCTAGTAGCAGTTTCAATTCTTGATTTAATCTGATTATAATCTGAATAATTATAATCGT